AGCGGGTGGACAGGAAACACGGCCTCACGGTGTTCACGGCGGAGTTGTCCCATGAGTGAGGGTGAGCGGCCCGGTGACGGCGGCGACAACAAGTTCACGTGGGGGCCCGGGGACCTGGAGGTCGAGACGCCGGGCGGCGATGACGCCGACGACGACGACACCGGTGATGGCACCGACGATGACACCGACGGCGGCGGGGACGACTGACCGGTGACCTACTCCCTGGTCCGCCGCAAGTCGGGCCCGAGGCGCGGCTGGGCCGTGCGCTCCGACTCGGGGGCCGTCTACTCCGACCGGCCGCTCTCCTACGCCGAGGCCCTCGGCCAGCTCAAGCGGCTGGAGCCCGGCGCGGCCATGGTCCTGAAGGCGGCCCGCGCCCCGGCCAAGGGTAAGCCCGCCGGCGGCAAGCCCAAGCCCGCCGCCGGCACCCCCGCCGGGGGCAAGCCGGGCCTGACGCCGATCCGGGGCAACCTGTGCCGCGGCGCCGGGGGGCGGTTCGCCTCCTGCGGCAACGCGCCGGCCGCCAAGCCCAAGGCCGAGCCCAAGCCGAAGCCGGGGAAGGCCGAACCGAAGCCCGGGGCCAAGCCCAAGGCCCCCGCCAAGCCGAAGCCGACCGCCGAACCCAAGCCGGCGGGAACGCCCGAGCCCAAGCCGGAGCCCAAGCCGGAGCCCAAGCCGGAGCCCAAGCCGGAGCCCAAGCCGGCCCCCGCGGCGCCCGGGAAGGTCCCGGGCGTCGACCCCGCGCTCCGCCAGCACCAGGACCAGCTCAAATACCTCCGCGAGGAGTCGGCCCCGCACTGGGACCGCATGGCCGCCGAGGCGGGCATGACGGCCGAGGCGTACCGGGCCGAGTCCGGGCGGAAGTTCGCCGAGGCCCTCTCCGGCGGGTCGCTCTACATGCGCATGCACGAGACGACCCTGGAGAAGGTCCTGGAGAGCGGGCGGGTCAAGAACCAGTTCGAGACCGGCACCTCGGGCGGCTCGCTCGACCCCGCCGGGCGGCGCGCCACCGAGGCGGCGGTGATGGGCGTCCCGAAGGACGCCGCGCCCGCCGACCGCCCCGTCTACGGCTACCTCGGCCGGCCCGGCTTTAAGGGCCTGGGGAAGCGCGAGGAGTCGCAGCTCGAGGACTACGGCCCGGTGGCGGTCAAGCTCAAGCCCCACGTCCGCGACCGGGCCACGGTCACGGCCGGCGACTCGCTCGCGTTCTCCGACGCGGTCGCCGCCAGCCCGCTGCGGGCCCCCGCCGTCGACTCGCTGCCGGTGTCCCAGTCCTGGGGCCGGGGGGGCCACCAGGAGATGATGGCGCAGTCCGACCCCGCCGAACGGCTCGCGGTGATCCAGCGCCGCATGGGGTACGTCGAGGTACAGTACCACGGCGGCGTCAAGGCCGAGGACATCGCCGAGGTCGCGCTGGGCGACGAGCCCCACCCGGCCCTGAAGAAGGCCCTCAAGAAGCGAGGCATCCCGTGGGTGGTGATCTGAGCGATCCCGTCGAGGTCTTCACCGCGGACGGCCTGTACCTGGTCTGCCGCGGGCCGAAGTGCCGGGTCGTGGACCCCGCGCGCGGCCGCACGGGCGGGCCGAAGCTCAAGGGCTCGGTGCTCGCCCACCTGCACACGTCCGAGCCGTGGGCCCCGGTGCCCGAGGCCGACTGGCCGGACCCGGTGCGCCGCGCCGCGGCCGAAGGCTGGGGCGACTGAGTGGCCGGCCTCGTCTCGTTCAACCTCGACCCCTTCCGCCGCGCGGTGCACGACGCCGTGGCCGCCCGGCTGGAGCAGGCGCGGGCGGTCGCCCTGGAGACGGCCCGGCGGCTGGTGCCGGTCCGGACCGGCCAACTCAAGGCGTCCATCGGGGCCACGGTCGACCGGGCGGACCTCCGCCTGGTCGTCTACGCCGACGCCCCGCACGCCGCGTTCGTCGAGCTGGGCACGAGCCGGATGGCCGCACGCCCCTTCCTCCGGCCGGCGCTGATGGCCGCGGGGCAGGCGTTCGGCGGCGGCGCGCTGAACCTCGAGGTGTCGCTGCCGAACACGAGTCCCAGGTACGCCGCGGGTTACCAGGCCCGCCACGGCGAGACCACGATCGGCCGCCGCGGCGTCTTCCGCCGCAAGGTCAAGGCCCGGGTGAAGGTGGGCCGTGGGAGACATGAGTAAGTGACCCCCGACCAGATCGCCGACCGCCTCAAGGCCCTGCTGGCGCTGGCCCCGCCCGGCCGCGCGGCCGCCGCCGAGGTCACCGCCGGCGGGGTGACCTACCGCGTCGAGGTCGAGACGGGGACGGCCGCCACGGGCCCGATCGCCCCGGCCGCCCCCGCGGAGGCCGCGGCCGCCGAGCCCTCCCGCCCGACCAATTGCATCGCCTTCGGCTGCGGCTGGCCCGCGGAGCCGGGTGAGTGCTACTGCCTCGACCACCTGGACACGAGCGATGACGACGACCGCGACGCCGACGCCGCCTGAGGACACCGCCGCCGACCCGCGCCCGAGCCACTGGCGCGCCTTCCGCGCCGAGGTCGAGCCCGGCGGCGACGCCGTCGACGTGGTCGCCACGGTGACCTGCGAGACCCTCGACGCCGATGGCGAGGTGGTACTGGCCTCGGGCTGCGACCTCTCGCGCTACAACAAGGCCCCCCGGGTGATGCTCTGCCACGCCCGCGGCCGGCCCGGCGAGTTCTACCCCCTGCCGGTCGGCAAGGCGCTGTGGACCAAGGCCGTCGGCGCCGCGGTGCGCCAGGGGATCCGCTTCGCCCGCTCCACCGAGACCGGCCGCGAGGTGCAGAGCCTCTTCCGCGAGGGGATGCTCGACACCTTCTCGATCGGCTTCCTCTCGCTGGAGTCCTCGCGCCCGACGGCCGACGAGCTGGCCAAGCACCCGCACTGGCGCGGGGCGCACACCGTGCACCGCCGCTGGCTGCTGCTGGAGGTCTCGGTCGTGCCGATCCCCGCCAACCCCGACGCGGTCGGCCACTACGTCGGCAAGGGCCTGGCCCTGCCCCGCTGGCTCGAACACCAGGAGACACCGCAAGCGATGGACGACCAGGCCGACCCCGGGATCGAGATCGAGACCAAGGCCGCCGACGACGCGCCGGAGCCCGAAGAGCAGGACGACGCGATGGAGCCCGATGACGAGGGCGACGCCCGCTACGAGGCGTTCGCCTCCGGCCTCCTCGACGCGCACGCGAAGGTCCACCACTGTGGCGAGGCGGGCGACCTCTACGCCCACCCCGACGAATTCAAGGCCCATTACGTGATGGCCCATAAGGATGTGCACGACTCAGGGCACATGGGCTACCACACCGCCGACCAGGTCAAGGCGATCCTCGCCCGCGCCCCGCACTGCCGGGGGGTCACGGTCAAGACCGAGGCCCACCCCGGGGACGAGGGCTGGGAGCGGCTGCACCCGGCCCCCGAGGGCGACGGCGACGGCGACGGCGACGGCGACGGCGACGGCGACGGCGACGACGTGATGGACGACGGGGGCGAGAAGGCCCTGGGCGAGTCCTCGGGCACGGCCGGCGGCTACGCCGTCGGGGCCGAGCACGAGCACGCCCACCACGGGCCGGCCGCCGCGCCGCCCGACCCGCAGCCCAGGCCCGAGGAGCGGTCGCCCTACGAGCCGAGGGCCGGCGAGTTCGTCGAGTTCGACGACCACGTCGGGGGATTCCAGGGCCAGGGCAAGGTCCTGTCGGTCCACAAGTCCGGGGTGGTGCCCGAGGCCATGAACCGCGTGGCCGCCAGCGAGGACCGCCCGCACGCCCGGGTCCACTTATATAAGTGCATGGGCGCCAACCGCTACAAGGCGATGCCGGGGCACTTCAAGGCGGTCGGCTGTTCGCACCTCCGCCCGATGCGCATGGCCGAGTCGGTCGAGGAGAAGGCGGCCCCGCCCGCGCCCCAGGCCCCGGCGTTCCGCCCGCCCGCGTTCACCCCCGCCGAGCAGTCCGACGCCGACTTCGCCGCCGCCCTGGCCGCGCGGCAGGACCCCGCCGCCGCCGCGCGGGCCGCGCTCGAGCGGCACCTGGGGGCGGTCTGACGTGGGCGGGGTCACCCTCCACCTCGGGGACTGCCTCGACCTGATGGGCGAGATGCCCGGCGGTAGCGTCGACGCCGTGATCACCGACCCGCCCTATGGGACCACGGATCTCGCCTGGGACAAGGCGGCCCGCGGGTTCGACTGGCCCCGCTGGTGGTCCGAGGTGAAGCGGGTGGCGCGGCCCGACGCCGCGTTCGTCCTGTTCGCGGCCCAGCCCTTCGCCACCGACCTGATCAACTCCAACCGGAAGGCGTTCCGCTACGACCTGGTGTGGGCGAAGAACACCGCGGTGGGATTCCTCGACGCCAACCGCCGGCCGCTCCGCAGCCACGAGCTCGTCCTGGTCTTCGGCCACCGGATCAAGTACCGCCGGGTGGACTGGCCGCGTGAGGTGATGAACCTCCGCGCCGGTCAGACGCTCGCCCCGGTGCGGTCGATCGGCCGGCATTACGGCGAGTGCAAGGTCCGCACCCCCTACGTCTACCGCGAGACGGAGTGCCCCAAGTCGGTCCTCCGGTTCCGCCGGCCCGGTAACACGAACGCCACCAGGCGGCCCTGGCACCACCCGACGGCGAAGCCCCTGGCGCTGATGGGATGGCTCGTCCGGACCTACTGTGGCGACGGGGAGACGGTCCTTGACCCCTTCGCCGGCTCGGGTACGACGGCGGTCGCGTGCCTCAACACCGGCCGGCGCTTCGTCGGCTGCGAGCTAGACCCGACCTACCACGCTGTGGCACAGCGCCGCATCGCCGCGGCCCGGTCCGCCGCGGACGCCGCCCCGTCCGCCTGACCTGACCTGAACCAAGTCCGTTACCCGTGACCGAGACGTCAGGGAGCGCCCCGGAGCGGCCGGCTTAGCGCCAGGCCGCAGGGAGAGCCACGCCCCGGAGACGGTCCGCTCGCGGCCTGTCCGCCAGTGTAAGTACCGTCACCAGAGGTTAACACGTGAAGAAGCGATACACCGCTCTGAAGGCCTTCGCCCCGTGCGGGTGGGAGGCGGGCAAGAAGTACGACATGGAGGACGCCGACGCTCAGCCGTTCGTGGCCGGCGGCATCCTCTCGGCCGAGGCCGCCGACCCGGCCGCCGACGCGTTCGACGCCGCGGTCAGCAAGGCCGTGCAGGCGGCGCTCTCGGGCCTGGGCTTCGAGCCCGGCGACGGCTCGCGGCCGCCGCGCCTGCGCGTCGTCCAGGACGAGGCCGACAAGACCAAGGGCCTGGGCGAGTTCCTGCAGTGCGTCGGCATCGTGGGGTTGCAGCAGAACGTCTCGGCGCCGATGCGGGACGCCGCCCACGCGACGATCCAGGACGTCTACGGCGTGCGGCCCGACCCGACCTTCGCCGGCCGCTACGCCGAGAGCGCCAAGGCCCTCTACGGCGAGGGCTCGGCCTTGTACAAGGCGGCGCTGGCCGAGTCGAGCGGGATCACCGGCGGGTACACCGTCCCGACCGAGTACGCGATGCAGCTCCTGGAGCTCTCGGCCGAGGGGACGGTCCTGGTCGGCGAGACCGACGACTACCCGATGAGCGGGGCCGAGCTGAAGATGCCGGTGCTGGACCAGACCACCGCGCCGACCGCCGGCAACACCGCCTACTTCGGCGGGGTGACCGCCACCTGGGTCGGCGAGGCGGCGACGCGCCCGGAGACCGAGCCGAAGTTCAAGGAGATCGCGCTGAAGGCCAACGAGCTGGCGGGCTACGCCCTGGCCTCGCGCAACGTCCTGTTCGACAACAAGGTGGCCCTGGAGCAGCGCCTCACCCGGCTCTTCGCCGGCGCGGTCGGCTGGTACCGGGACTACGCCTACCTCCGGGGCGACGGCGTCGGCAAGCCCAAGGGCATCATGAACGCCCCGGCCACCCTGACCGTCAGCCGCGCCACCGCCAACCAGGTCAACTTCGCCGACATCGCCCAGATGTACGGGCTGCTCACCCCGCAGTCGCTCAAGACCGCCTTCTGGGTGATGCAGCAGAGCGTCCTCCAGTCCTTCCTCCAGATGAAGGACAGCACGAACGGGCGGTTCATCGTGCAGCCGTACTACGTCACCGCCGGCGGCCCGGCCACCCAGCGCCCGCAGATGACGCTCCTGGGGCTGCCGATCAAGACCACCGAGAAGCTCTCGACGCTGGGCACCGCCGGCGACCTGATGCTGATCGACCCCAAGCAGTACTTCACCGGCACCCGGCGCGACATCGAGATCGCCGCGTCCGAGCACTACAAGTTCCTCAACAACCAGGTCACGTTCCGGTTCCTCTTCCGGGGCGACGGCCAGCCCTGGATGGACCTGCCCCTGACCCTCCAGGACACGACCACGCAGCTCAGCCCGTTTATCAAGCTCGTCTGAGCCACCCCACCCCCGCCCCGGGGCGCGCGCCGCGCCCCCGGGGTGATCAGGAGACCTTCGCATGTACACGCAGCAACTCACGCAGCGGCTCGGGGT